GTCTCTATCCGTAATGGGGCTTCAGCGGCTGTTAAAGACTGCAAGGCTCAGTATGAGTACCTAGATAGTTTCGAGACTATCGTGATCTGCTTCGATGGTGATGAACCCGGTCAGAAGGCAGCTAAGGAAGTTGCTGAGTTGTTCGGTAACAAGGTTAAAATAGTTAAACATTTGAAAGGATACAAGGATGCAAGCGATTATCTATCTGAGGGAAAGTCAAGCGAATACGTTAACCAATGGTGGAGAGCTGAGAGTTACGTACCAGACGGCATCATCCAAGCCTCTACGTTGTGGGACAGCGTATCTACACCTGAACCCGTTGCCGAAGCCTTCTACCCCTTCAAAGGACTCAACGAACTATTGTACGGTTTGCGACCCTCAGAACTTATCACAGTCACGGCTGGAAGTGGTCTTGGTAAGTCCCAGTTTCTCCGAGAAATCCTCTATCGAATACTCGAAACTACAAAGTGGAATATTGGCGGAATGTTCTTGGAGGAGTCAGTGCGAAAAACCGCAAGGTCAATTATGTCCTTACACGCAAACAAAAAACTTCATCTGCCAGACACCCCTGTTACAGAACGAGAATTGAAGGAGGCTTTCGATGCTACTCTCGGTACTAATCGTGTATTCCTGTTTGACCATTTTGGCTCTTTGGCTATTGACAACGTCCTTAACCGCATTCGATACATGGCTCGTGCCTGTGATTGTCGTGTGGTTTTCCTCGACCATATTTCTCTTGTTGTGTCTGGTATGGATGGCAACGATGAGCGTAAGTCGATTGATGTATTGATGACTCGTCTGAGGACATTGGTTCAAGAAACTAACATCACCTTGATCTGTGTGTCACACTTGAAGCGACCTAGCACATCGAACAAAGGACATGAGGACGGTGAAGCTGTATCATTGTCTCAGCTGCGAGGCTCAGGAGCTATTGCTCAGTTGTCCGATGCTGTGATTACATTGGAGCGTAACTCCATGAGTCAAGACCCTGAGATACGTCACACGACTAAGGTAGCAGTGGCTAAAAATCGCTACAATGGCTTAACAGGGCCAGCTTGCTCGTTGAAGTACGACATGGATACTGGTCGCATGATTGAAGTTCAAATGGAGGAACTATGACAATTCAAGAAATTGCTGATGAACTTGGTTTTATTAAGATAGGTAAACGGTGGTACTCTGAGTTTTACCTTGATATGCTAGATTGCACCCCTTATGAACTTGGAGCAGAGGTTTACATTAGTGATGGTGAGTACATTCAAGAATCAGGGCTAACAGATAAACAGCTTCGTAAAGAATATGAGGAGAACCTAGATGATTGAAATGATTATCGTAGGTACTATAGGTATCGGTTACTCCGTTGTAGGTGTGCTACAGTGGCTCAAGGGTGATATGGGTGCTGGTATCATGTGGATCGGTTACTCATTCGCTCAAATCGGACTATTTATAAACCTCAAATGAAACAAATTGCAGTGGATATTGAGACTACTTTGGATCATCAAACGATCCACTTAGTAGTTACGCAAGACATCCAAACAGGAGAAACAAAAGTATGGAACAATCCAAATGGCCTAACAGCCTATCTCGCAAAGGCATCACAGTTGATCGCTTACAACGGCCTATCATTCGACTTTCCGATCTTAAACAGGCTCTGGAAGACCAAGATTGGGTTGAAGAGAGCGTACGATCCTCTCGTGGTCAGCAGACTTTTAGAACCAACAAGGGACGGGGGTCACAGTCTAGCCAGTTGGGGCGAAAGACTGAAGCTTCAGAAGATTGAATACGAACGTGTCTGGGAATGGTTAAACAACCGTAGACAGGAATACAAAGGAGAATGTTATGACAATCCTCACATGGGTTTGCTTGAGCATTATTGTAAGCGGGACGTTGATGTGTTGGTTAGAGTCTTCCATCACCTAGAAAAAGAACTAGACTCGTTCTACTGTAAATACAATAAAGATTTGTTTCCTTTAAAGAAACATTTGTTAAACAAAGAATGTACAACACTAGAACACGAAGTTGCAAAGATCATATCTAGACAAGAACGTAATGGGTTTAAGCTCGATGTAGTTCACGCTACTTGTTTACTATCTGAACTCAAGGGGAAGATGAGTGCCATCAATGACAAAATGCAAGATCTCTATCCACCGTATGAGGTTGAGCGCATCTCTGAAAAGACAGGGAAGGTTCTCAAGCCTGAAGTGGTGGTATTCAATCCGGCTAGTAGACAACAAATAGCTGAGAAGCTCATTGGCCTTGGGTGGAAGCCTAAGAAGTTCACTGAGCCTACAGCTAACTACCCACAAGGTCAGGCTATTGTCGATGAAGCTGTGTTGATGTCTCTGAAGTATCCTATCGCTCAGTTGATAGCTGAGTACATGATGCTAGGTAAGCGTATCGCTCAGATTGAATCGTGGTTAGAAGTCGTAGGCAAGGACGGCAGGGTACACGGTAGAGTCATCACCAACGGTGCTGTAACAGGACGCATGACTCACATGAAGCCTAACATGGCACAGATACCTAACTCAGGCTCACCCTATGGCCCTGAATGTCGCCAGTGCTGGACAGTTGAGGAAGGTAACGTCCTAGTCGGATGTGACGCAAGTGGCCTAGAACTTCGTATGTTAGCTCATTACATGAAGGATAAAGATTATGTCAGAACAGTTTGTGAGGGATCGTCTAAAGAGGGCACGGATGTCCACACGGTTAATCAGAAGGCCGCAGGGCTACAAACTAGGGATCAAGCGAAGACTTTCATCTACGCCTTCCTCTACGGCGCTGGCCCATCGAAGATTGGCTCGATTGTCGGTGGTAGTAGTGCCGCTGGTCAAAAACTTATTGATGCCTTCCTTAAAGGGACTCCCGCGTTGCAGCGTCTACGTAATAAGGTATCCGCATATGCGTCCGAGGGCTATGTACCGGGGCTTGATGGTCGTAAGATATGGGTTCGCTCTGAACATGCGGCAGTCAATAGCTTGCTTCAAGGCGCAGGTGCAATCGTCATGAAGAAGGCTCTAGTGATCTTTAATGATAAGATCAAGGTTAACAAATGGGATGTAAAGCTAGTCGCTAATGTTCACGATGAAATTCAGTTTGAATGTGCACCTGAGATTGCCGATGAAGCAGGTAAAGCATGTGTACAATCAATCAGAGAAGCAGGGTTAGCGTATAATCTACGATGCCCTCTCGATGGGGAATACAAAGTGGGGAGGAATTGGCGTGAAACACACTAATCTCATTGAAGCTGCTACGCAAGTTGTAGCAGGGACAATTCTGATCTTCTTGTCTAATCTCGCAGTATTTCCATTGTTGGGAATAGAGGCAACTTTCAACGCCAATGCTGCACTGGTGGCAGTGAACACAGTGGTAGCTTTCATTAAATCCTACGCTGTTAGAGCGTTCTTCAGAAAGTTGGAACAACATGACGCAAATTGAAATGTTTAAACCTGAGAAGCACATCGTGTGTTACTCAGGAGGCCATAGCAGTGCTGTGGTAGCTCTTAACGTAGTTGATCGTTACGGCAAAGACAACGTGATCTTGTTGAACCATGACTTGAGTTCGTTTGTTGAGCATGAGGACATCAAGCGTTTCAAGAACGAGGTAGCTGACTACTTGGGATTGCCCATCACGTATGCTAACCATCCTAAGTGGGACACAATGGATCAGTTTGATGTGAGCGTTAACACCAAGTCCTTCAAAGGAGCTACAGGCATGGCGATCTGTACATCGTTGCTGAAGACTAAACCCTTCAACGATTATCTCAAGGCTAACTTTGCGGATAAGAACTGTGTGATCTATTATGGCTTTGACAAGAACGAGATGCACCGTGTCCAACGTAGGGCTTCTATCTTGGCAGGGCAGGGATACAAGTCTGATTACCCTTTAGCCTTATGGCCCGAACTGAAGTACACTACGACTAAGGAAGTAGGTATTGAACGTCCGTTGGCTTACACCAGTTTCAAACATGCCAACTGCACAGGGTGCTTGAAGGCGGGTAAACAGCATTGGTATATTGTCTATTGCACTCGTCCTGACATCTGGGAGAAAGCTAAAGCTGCTGAAGAGAAGATTGGTTACTCCATCATGCGTAATGATTATCTTGAGGAACTTGAGGTACAATTTGCTAAAATGAAAGAAGCGGGTATTGAAGCAAGTGAACACGAAGACGCTAGAACTTTCTTCGCTCGTGTTCGTAAGATTATTGCAACCTATGAAGATGAAAACGTAGACAAACCTTGTGAGTGCACATTTTGATAGACAGATCAGATAAATTGAAATCTCAGATCATGCTGAACATAGGTGAGGATTCCTTCACTTTATTGCACAGCAGTGATCTAGATCTCCTTGAGGTATACTTGGTGCTCTCAGCAGCCCTAGCATACATCGAGGACGAAGCGGAAAGCATCTCTCGTAAAGAGGGTAGCTATCTACAGTAAACTTAAAAAGGAAACTTTAAAATGTCAGATTTGAAACCAGTGAAGATTAGCGGTGAGTTGTTTTGGAGCCGTTGGATGGGCGAATTTAATACAGCTTTTAATCCAGAGAATGAGCGTTACGAATGCACCATCGGTAACATCAGTGATAACGATGCAGCGAAGCTCACAGGCTTAGGCATCAAAGTCAAGCACAAGGATGCTATGGGTAACTTCATCGTCGCTAAGAGCAAGTACTTGTTCAACCCTACAGATGACACCATGAAAGAGGTAGACGTTAAATCTCTCGGTAATGGCTCCAAATGTGTAGCAGTTCTCACAGCGTATACGCACAGAGGATCAGCTAAATTCGGTAACTCACCCACGATCAAGAAGCTGATGGTGACTGAGGTAGTGACTTACACGCCTGACGCTACCGTGGAAGAAGAGGACGATGACGCCCTCTAATGAGCGCCCTAAGTTAGCCATCATCGACGCAGACATCATAACCTATCGTGTTGGGTTTGCCAGTGAAGACGTTGATGAGGCTATCTGTTTGGCTCGTGTGACTACCTTAGTCAATGAGATTGTTTTCGATAACCTGAAGTGCGATGACTACAAAGCGTACATCACAGGTCGAGGAAACTTTCGCAATGAAATAGCAGTCACTGAGCCTTACAAAGGTAATCGTAAAGATGCTAAGAAGCCAGTGCATTACGAA